AAGAAAAGAAGAAATCCTAATTCAAGAATTAATAAATCATTACGTAAGTGGAATTGTTAGATGGCAACAACATATCTAGTATTAGTAAACAACGTACTAAACGAATTAAACGAAGCAGAATTAACATCTTCTACGTTTTCTAGTAGCAGAGGTATACAAACATCTGTAAAGAAATTTGTGATAAAAGCTATGCATGAAGTGTATAATTCATTATCTGAAATTCCTGATCTGTACAAATCTACAAAACAAATTACAACTACTGGACAAAGAACATACTCTTTACCATCCTCAAATTCACCTCAAACTGGCGATCTTGCATACAGAAAAGTAGACTGGGATACATTTAGGCTTGTACCAAAAGAGCTAGTAACAAACGGAGAGTTTACATCTAATATAACTGGATGGACTACAGGTGATGGTTCCCCATCTTATACTAGCAGTGGTAATGGTAGACTAAATTTAAATGATGCAGCAGCGTATCAATCTATTTCAACAGTAAAAAATAAAGTATATAAATTACAAGTTAGAGTTATGAGTCCTAATAGTTCAGATAGTACTTTAGCTATAAAAGTAGGAACTACAGCAAGTGGAGGAGAAGTTTTAGATACAACAAAATCTGTAAGTGATTTTGGGGAAGGTGCTATTTTAGATACAACATTTACTGCAACAGCACAAACTACATATATTTATTTTGAAACTGGATCTGGGGTACAATTAGATGTAGACTATGTAAGAATATCTGAAAATATACCAGTAAAAAAATTAACATATATTTCCTACGATGATTGGAATAAGAATTATTTAGAAAAAGATTTAACTAACTCCGAATCTTCACAAGGAATGCCAGACTACGTTTATCCTACACAAGATAAAAAATTTGGCTTATCTCCTGTACCAGATCAAAGTAATTATGAAATACAATATGAATATTGGAAAATTCATACAGATTTATCTGCACATGGAGATACTATAGATTTAGATGATAGATTTAAAGATGTTATTACGACTAGAGCTAAATATTATGCTTACGTACTTCGTTCTGATCCACAAGCTGCTCAGATGGCTTACGAAGAATATAAAAATCAAATACAGATTTTACGCACAGAATACATAAATATAAAATCTTATATGAGGGATACAAGAATATAAATGCCTGATACTTCTTATACAAAACCGTTTACTGCCAGTTGTGCTGGTGGAC